CCGAACTAGCCAAGGCTTATAACCGTTGCTTTGCAACTGACGACGGTAACAGGGTACTAGAAGACCTGAGCAAACGCTTTCTACTAGAGAACGACACTTCTCTTGCTGCACAGAATATAAACTATGAGGCCGCCTACCATAACGGGGAGACCGGAGTCATGAGGTTTATTGTTCACCAAATCCAGCAAGCGGAGAGACTATGACAGAAGTAATAGAAGTAGAAGAAGTTAAAAAGAAAGGACGACCAAAGAAAGAAACCCCATCCGTCGAGGTAGTTTGCGACGAACGGGAATACTTGCAAGAGAAAGGCTTTAAGTTTGAATGGCTAGAGCTGCTTGCGGCACAGTATGGGTTTGATAAGTTCGAGTATCTTCATAAATTCAGGGCATTCAGATGTTACCGAGAAGACAAGCATTTAGATTGGATCGACGTTAACGATCTATCTTTGCTTAACGGCGGTAGAAGGCTCGATGAAATCCGGTTGAAGCATCAAACGGTCAGTCCTAAACGGGCTGTAATTCAATATGCGTGGAGATAACTATGAGTGAACAATCAGTAGAAAACGATGTTGCAGTAGAAGCACAGCCAGTTAGTTTAGTAGATGCTGCCCAACCAGAATTATCTGAGGGTGAATACTTCCTAACTGACGGGATCAAGGGAACCGGTGAGGCACCAGAATGGTACAAGTCTGACAGATACAAGTCAGTCGCCGATCAAGCCGCTGCTTATACTGAGTTAGAAAAGAAGTTTGGTGCGTTCAAGGGCGCTCCTAAAGACGGCTACTCAATGCCTGAAGGTATCGACCAAGAAGACGAGCTGATGCAAGAGCTAATGGGCTTTGCTGCTGAGACTAATATGTCCCAAGACTACTTTAACAAGGCGTGGGAATTGTTGTCTGCTCAATCAGAGGCCGTAGAAGAGGTATCTGCTGAAGTTGAGATTGCCAAGTTAGGTGACAACGCAACGGATCGTATCAAGACCGTAGAACAGTTTATGAAGAACAATCTGGACGCTGAGGTCTACGAGCAAGTTCGTTATGCTGTTAACTCTGCTGAATCTATCATGCTGGTAGAGGCACTAATCAAGAGTACGGCACCGCAAAAACTTCCTATCGACGGGCATGTTGTTCCTGGTGGAATTACTTGGCCTGACATCGAGAAAGAGATGTTCCGAAAGGACGAGAACGGCAACCTTCTGCGGTCAGTAGACTCTAACCATGAAAAGAAAATTCAAGAAATGATGTATGCTTTTGGTGGTGACAAGCCGAATGTTCAGGTATTCGGTTAGTTGCTTTTATAAAGTAAAATGATATTATATGTCTGTCAGGGACTCCCATCGCGGATCTGACAGATTTGGGTTGAAGGCTGACCGATCTGTCGGGCACTCAGTCAAAACCTCATAACCAGCAAATGTTTCATGTGAAACACTTGTGTAGATTATTATAAATTTTGAGGATTAGACTAATGTCAAAACAATTATCTTCTGTTGCGGTAACAGAATTTGACAGCATGGTTAAACACGCCTATCAGGGCATGGGCTTGCTGAAAAATTCTGTAACTGTACGCAACAACGTCGTAGGTGATACCTACAAATTCCGTCGTCAAGGCAAGGGCCTTGCAAACCAGAAATCAACTTCAGATCTCGTAACTCCTATGGACGTAAGCCATGAGTTCAAGACTGCTACGTTGACTAACTGGAATGCGCCTGAGTACACCGACATCTTCGACCAAGCTGACGTTAACTTCGATGAGAAACAAGAATTGGCAATGACAATTGCTGGTGCTTTGGGTCGTCGTTGTGACCAGTTGGTTATCGATGCTATGGATGCCTCGACTCCATTAACAACTACTGTACCTGCTGGTGCTGCAAACTTAACTATGGCTAAGGTAATCCAAGCCCAAGTTGAATTGCGTGACCAAGGTGTACCCAACACTGACCTGTTCGCAGTCATCGAAGCTGAAGGCTTAGGTGGTTTGTTGAACGATGAACTGGCAACGTCTACGGACTATCAGAACATCAAAGCTCTGGTTTCTGGTGAGATCAATACCCTTGTAGGGTTCCGATTCATCATCATCGAAACTCGGACTGAAGGTGGTTTAACTGAAGCCGGTAACATCGTTGACTCATGGTTCTATCAGCGTCCTGCTGTTGGCTTGGCCGTTGGTATCGACATGAAAACTGAAATTAACTGGATCGCTGAACGTACCTCTTGGTTAAGTAATGGTATGTTGAAAGCTGGCTCTGTCGTTCGCGACGAGGGTGGTTTAGTTAAAGTTCAATACGACAAAACTGCTTAAGGAGTAACTAGCAATGGCTTTCGATTACACGAAACTGTCCCGCATTGGCGGAAGTGGTGATTCACAAAAGGTATTCGCTTATGCGTCTTCCGATTCAATCGCCACGGTTACTGGTACGGATTACTTCCTTCCAGCAATCAATGAGCTGCAAGTTAATGACGTTATCATCGTAAGTGATAGCGATGCGGCTGCTGTTACAATCACGTTTGTGAAAACTAACAGTGGCACAAGCATTGACTGTGCATCTGGAACCGCATTAGGCGATTCATAAGTTATCGGGGGTCTTCGGGCCCCCATTTCTTTTAGGTAACAATATGGCAACTAAAATTGGCGTAGTTAATGGTGCGTTAGTCTTGATCGGGGATACTCCAATCAATTCACTAATCGGCGGTTCTAGGGCCCAACAAGTTGCTAATACGTTGTATGACAGCATTGTCCGGTCTGAGCTAACAAAGCACAGATGGGGATTTGCTAGAGTAAAAGCACAGCTATCGCTTACAACGGAAGTTCCAATCGATCAAGAATGGGACTCAATCTATCAGCTACCTTCAGATTTATTATTCCTGATTAAGATATATCCAGGAATCAGATACCAGATTTATGGCAATAAAGTGTACGCCAACAATACAGGCCCACTTTACTGCGACTATATTTATAACGCTCCAGAATCAACATGGCCACCGTACTTCACTCAGATGATTGAGTATGCACTGGCTAAAGATTTTGCAACGAGCATCCGAGACAGTTCAGCATCACGGCAAGAAATGTCTGCTGAGTATGTAAACGCTTCTAGGATGGCCCGATATACAGACTCCCAGCAATACCCAATGACACCTATCACGAGCAACCCTTTTGTTAACGTGAGGTTCTAGTGGCCAAGTCGCGCTTTATCCAAAATAACTTTGTTAGTGGAGAGTTATCTCCATTAATGCGAGGCCGTACTGATATTAATCAGTATTACCAAGGCTTGCAGACCGCCAAGAATGTTGTGTTAGTCCCACAAGGTGGTGTTAAGCGCCGTCCTGGCACTCAGCATATTGATACTGTTCTAAATAAAATAGAACGTATAACGACAATAGTTCCAAGCATGGTTAATGGCGGCACTGGGTCTGTTATTAATGACGGCGATGACGCTACTACAACGTCAACTACAAATCCTATTGGCACCTCAAACCCGTACACTGTAGCTTCCTATGATCGTGGCCCACCTCCTGGCGGCGGATTAAGGACATTGGTAAAGTTTGTAGATATAAGGCAAATCAGTTTGTCTAGCGGATCATCTGATGAATTTGTCATTCAGGAAACAGAAACTTCACCTACTTATACAACAATAGCAACAGTTCCATTAATAGGAACAAACCCGCAAGATTTTAGAATAGCTGTTAACACGTCTGCTAGGCGCGTAAAATTAGTAAGAATTGGCTCTACTGATTTAGGCAGTGCTACAGTAACTCTTGGGGAGTTTAATTTAATTGAGCAGACATCTGTAGCTGGCGATCCATCAGAATCTAAACTGTTAAACTTCAGCGTAACGACTGACAGGAACTATCTGTTATCGGTTACTGATGGAAACATCCGAATCTTTAAGAATCCAGGAACCCACGTTGCTGATGTACGAGTTCCTTATACTGCCGCTCAAGTATCCACAATTAGAGATACGCAAACTGAAAGTGTCATGTTGCTGTTCCAAGAAGACGTGCCACCACAACGATTGATTAACTTAGGTACGGATGAAGATTGGTTCTTGGATGAGGTTCCATTTACTAATGTGCCTACGTTTGACTTTGATGATGCACTTAGTCCTACTCCAGTTAACGAAATACAAGTAATGACATTAACGCATGGTAGCGGACATAACTGGGAGCTTGGCGATCAATTCCAAATAGATGTTGAAAGTGTATTGTCAAAAAATATTACTTTTGCAGGAGATTCTACTGCTGCTGAACGAAGTTCTACTGTATTTAATATTCAAAAAAACCTACAAGAAATGCCTACGTTTGGAGAAACAGGTGTTGCAGTAGCTAGAACAGGAACAAGACAGTACACAATTACGATTAGCGGTGAATCTACCAAAGACTTTGAGTTATTTTCAGGATTTCCAACATCTGGCAATCAAGATAACACGATTGTATTTACTCAGACCCAAGTAGGATCGCCTAGAAAAGAACCTGTATGGTCTGCTACTAGGGGCTATCCTAAGACTGCATGTTTCTTTGAAGGCCGCTTAGTTCTTGGTGGCACTAAGTCCAAGACTGCATCGGTATTCTTTTCCAAGTCTGGGTCGTTCTTTGACTTTGAAATTGACGATGGGGATGACGACGAAGGTATCTTTGCCACTATCTCATCTCGCAAGCTAAACGAAATTATCGATGTATATCCTGGCAGGAACCTACAGATATTTACGTCTGGGGCCGAGTTCTCTGTCACTAGCAAGCCTGTTACACCTACAAGCGTAGGGATAGCGCCGCAAACAAACCACGGTGCATCGTATGTAGAGGTCGTAGACGTAGACGGATCTACCATATTCGTAGATAGAAACGGTAAGACCATTTACGATTTTGTCTATTCGTTCAACGAAGATGCTTATGTGACTCATGACAGGTCGGTACTATCGTCTCATTTGATTAAACAGCCTACAGACATGGCTATGTTGTCTGGCACGACTAGCGAAGATGCTAACTGGTTATTTATTACCAATACTGACGGTACGGTTACAGTCTTAAACACGTTGCGAGACCAAGACATTAATGGGTTTACCGATTGGGTGACTGCATCAACAACGTACCCTACTGCCACTCCTGAGCCTGGAGTTGTCACTAACGCCACGGTAGTAGACGATCAGTTGTATATGATCGTTAAACGAAAAGTTAATGCCCATAACACGACTGAGTATCACGTTGAACGCTGGTCATTCAATTATTTAATGGATGATTCAACGATATTCAATCCTGGGCCAACGGACACTTCAATATCTGGGCTTAGTTATTTAAATGGATTGACCGTTCAGATCGTAGCAGACGGTATAGTATTACCAGAGCGAACTGTTAATGGTGGATCAATAACCTTAACAGCCGCAGAAGTAGGCTATACCAACGTCGAGGTAGGTTTAAACTTTCCTGTACAAATTACTGGTATGCCGCTCAATACGAATATCGGCAGTGGTGAGAACCAGATGCGTATCAAGCGTATCGTCCGCATGAACATCAGGGTCTACCAGTCCTACGGGTACTATGTAGACGGGCAACCGGTGCCGATTAGAGAGTTTGATTACTCGATAGACTCACCGTTAAACACGTCACCTAACGCTAAAACTGGCATAATAGAAGACGTGCTAAACAATATAGGTTGGACTAGAGACGAAATGCCATCGATAACGGCACCAGACCCTACTCCTGTATTTATACAGATGATTGAATACGAGGTTGAAAGTAGCTAATGCCTATTCCATTTTTATTCCCAATACTTGCAGCAACAACGGCAGCAGTAGGGGCTAGAGCACAATATGTTTCTGGCAAGACCCAACAAATAGAGCTACAACGTCAAGCCGAAGAAGAACGTTTAGCTGCACAAAGCCGTGAGTTGCAACGCCGAGAAGAATTGAACAGAGCACTTGCTGCTAATGTAGTAGGTCAAGCTATGTCTGGGATATCTGGAGAAGGTACTCCAGCCAGTATTTCATTAGCCAGTGCTGAAAGAGCAAGTCTTAGCGAAGGTACTATCGGTTTGTCTGAGAAGTTAAAGCAAGCGCAATTGCGCCGTCAAGCAGGATATGCCAAGCAAGCAGGATATATGGCTGCTGGTTCTACGTTACTGAAAGGCGGTTTGCAAGCAGCACAACTGATGCCTGGAGAAGAATAACATGGCTCAGAAGCCTATTGGATATTACGGAGAGTTCAGACCCACGGGAGTAGATCAGTCTGCTGCACGTAGGTTTGAGGCGCTTGCTGGTATAGCGGGACAGGTAGGCGATATTGCTACGGCGTTTGGCAAAAAGAAAGTTGCAGAACAAGCCTTTTTAAAAGAAAAAAACGATATAGCTGCTGCTGAAAAAGCGGCAAAACTTGCTGGTAATGCGTCGGCTATTAGTGCTACTCCATTAGAGTTGAGAGAGTACGATGACGTTCAAACTTACGAGCAAGATAGAGTTTTTAACGCTACTGCTGAAGCTGCATATACTGCTGGGATTCAAAACGAAATAACTGGCATAGTCTCAAGAGCTGCGGCTGCAAACCCAGAAGACATTGAGGGGTATAGAAACCTAACGTCAAGCGGTATGAACGGTTTGCTTAGTGTTGCTCCAGAAGAAATGCGTCCAGCTTTTGAAATCTATTTCTCACAGTTAAATCAAACTTCTGCATCTAGGATTTGGAAGGCTCAACAGAAAAAGCAAAACGATATTGATTCGGCAACAATTCAAACGGCATTAGTCGATCAATCTGTAAACCTTGTCAATCTTGCAAGAAGTAACGATGCAGAACAATTGCGTAATGCAGCGTTAATTTGGGTTGAAACAGGCAAACAAGGAGTTGCTAAAGGTTTAATTGATAGTGGCAAACTTGCTACTCAAACAACAGAATTAAGAGATCGATTAGCAACGCAGTCTGCTTTAGGAAGATTTGATTTAATAATCAGAAATGAAGATCAAACAGTAGAGCAACGAATTGAATCTGGTCAAAACGTAATTGATCAAATTAATAAAAGAGATACGTTTCAGGTAGAAGATCCGTTTGATCCTGAAAAGATGATTACGCTAGATGCTGATGAAAAAGATGCTCTTGTAAAAGATCTAGAAAGCGAACTAAAAGACTTTGAATCTGAAGAAATCAAGAAGGTTGAATCAGAGATCCAGGCTAGCAGATTTACGCAAATTTCTAACTATTCTTCTGCAATGGAAACGGTTCAAGATGTTTCAATAAGCGATAATGATAAATTATTTTCTATTGCTGAATCAGAAATGAAAGGAAACATTGGGCGAGAAGAAGCCGTATTGCTTAGAAGGTACGTTACGTCAGCTAAGGCTCTTAATGCTGTTACAAATTCTGAAGTCATGGGGGATATTGTAGCTAGAGCATACGATCTAAATGCCGATTTTGACATGGATGCTAACTCAAATAACTACTTGCAAGGTGTAAACAATCTTAGAGAAGACATATTAATTGCCAGATCAAAAGGCGATCTAACTTCTGACGATGAACTAAAGTTAAATAATCAGTTAAAGACTCTAACTGCTGCAAAGATCGCAGGAGCAACATCAGAGATTGCTAATGCTAATTCAAAAGCAGACCGAACAATCAAAGAATCATTGCAGCCAGACTTGTGGGGT